AGTACATCTTTCTGCAAAATCACCAACTGTTTCGTCTGGGTAAGTTTCGACTCGGTCGTATCGATAATCCAATAAAGGGTCGACGAAATTAACATCATCCAATAAAATGCCGTTGTTCTTGGCAATACGACTTAAATCGTCGTAGGTTTCACCCCAGCTTTTATTCTCAGCAGTAGAAATAGCTCGTATCACACAATCATTGACGAAATTATTGTGAGCATTGGCATTGTAATATTTATACATTACATTTCTCCCATCTGACTAATTCTTCTGAGATGTTTTCTGATAATTTGTTTAGCTTCTGGAGAGTCAACTTCTTGTATCATTTTTTGTGTAAACTCAGTGAAAAGTTCCATTGTGTCTTCTAGAGCTTTCATGCTTTCTTGACCAGCTCCATAGTTTCCACGACTATAGGCATTTCTACTTTCAGAATAAGCACTGTAACTTTCTCTCATATCTTCTAGCATTTCTTCACCTTCGTCGTGACCTCTATAACTTCTACTTCTTCCTCTGCCAGAACCAGGTACTCCACGTCTACCATAATTTCCATAGTCACCCTCTGAGTAATCTCCATAATCGTTATATCTCATTTTCATAACCTCCTTCTTGACTTTCCAATAGTCAATGTTTTCTAAATCTTTGTCTATGTCGACTAGTTTGTATAATACATCCAAATCATCGTCATCCAATTCGGTGTCGGAGAATTGTTCAAGTTCCTTGATAACTAAAGCTTTGATTTTATCAGTATAACAAACTTCTTCTTTCTTTTCTTCATTCTCCATATCACCACCTCCTATGCTACTTTCTTAATTATGAAATTAGCGTTAGCGATAATTGGAGTTTGTGTATCAATTCCCGGTCCAGTCAAATCTGTAAAGTCTGGAACACTTGGTACACTGGCTACAGTTAATGTAGCATTTGCTCTACAACATACTTTAACAACTTTGGTAAATTTTAAGTTTTCGATATCTCCAGCTGCTGCTAAAGTTGAAGCAACAGTTGTGCCTGGAACCAAAATTCCATCTTGGTATAAACCAAGAGCTATAACACCAGCAGTTGCTGAACTAGCATTAGTGTTGAAGATAACTTCATAATAACCACCATCCAAAATCTGGTAAAGTGGAGAACCTTCTTGATGTTGTAACCATCCATTGCAACAATTAGCACTTCTGGTTCTGACATCATCGTTACTAAATGTAATAGCTGCAGAGTTATTTGTTAATGTAATAGGTAATTCTTGTACACTCTCTATCATAATATCATTTCCTTTCTATAAAATAAAGAGATAGACGACTTGCCTATCTCTTATAAAATTAGCAAGTTCTCGTAATCGAGCATCCTGTAATCAGGTATTTGCTTAGATGAAATTTGCATTGCCATTACATCCACATCCACATCCACATCCATTACTTGTTGGACAAGTAAAGATTGGAGTTCTTCCATAAACTGGAGTTGTAGGAACAGGACAGTTATTTAGTCTGTTATAAAGAGCATCTACTTCATTCGCAAATCCTTGTGAGATGAATGCATTTTGTGCTACTTGACTAGCTCTTAAGTCAGCCATTGATAACTCTCTTTGTAAATCAGCAATCTTCTCATTTTTGGCATCGATCTTGTCATTACATAATTGGTCTAAAATTCTTTGAGTATTGGCTGTTTGATTTGCCAATAAATCACGAATTCCATCGGATAAGGCTGCTCTGTCAGCACAGTTTTCACTTGCTATCTGACTTGTAATAGTTTGAGTTTGAAGTGCGTTGTTATAATTTACTCCAGCAATTCCTTCTCTAATATCACATCCAGTAGAAGCTATAGCTGAGTTTACTCCATTAAGACCTTGGACAGTAGATAATTGGTTATTAAATGCTTGTTGCATATTAGCCATTTGTCTTGAATTTGCTGCTGTTTCAGCATTAGCAAATCCAGCATTTACTGTTTGGTTCATATCTGCACAGCAATTACATAACTGAGTAGATAAACCTTGAACTCCATTAGAAATTCCAGTTAATTGGTTTGCTAACTGTAATGAATTAAATCCATTATTTGTGTTTTGCATGATTTCCTTTTGACCATTAGATAGCCAAGGATACATGTTGTCAGCACCACATCCAAAACCTCCACCAAAGCCACCAAAACCATTGTTCCAGCCACCCATTGCGAAGATTAGAAATAAGATTATCCACCAAGCGCCATCTCCACCAAAACCATTACCGAAACCACTATTGTTTCTGTCTTGGATTAGAGCAACATCTGAAGCAGATAAACCACCATTCTCATAACCCATAGATTTTTCCTCCTTTCATCTAAGATATGTATATTATTATTGCAATAATAAGCTACCTCAAACTGTCTTTGAATTTGCTAAACTCTTGGTCAAAATCTAAACCTCTTTGTTTACAGATATTTCTAGCAAAATTCTCAACACCTTTACTATTCCCATTTTGGGCCATAGATATTACATTACCCAAAATAGGATTTTGGACATTTAGTCTTTGTAGTATACCCTTTGGAGTAAGACCTTGTAACATATATTGTTTTATCAGATTTGCAGGGTTCATAACTATTTCTCCTTTTTATCTTTTAATTCGTCTGTAATATCTTCTAACTTTCGCTTTAATGTTTTGATGTCTTCTTTCATATCTTTAATGTCTTTACTATTAACATCCCTGATTTGTTCTTTTAATCTATCATTAAATTCCTCTTCAGTTACATACTTTGGAGTATTAGTTTCAGCACTACCAATTTCTGGTTTATAAATTATAACTTTGCTTGTTCCATCTTGTTGTAATTGTTTCGTGATAATAGCACTATTGTCGGTTAAAGGAAAATAACTTATACTTCCATCATAAGGAATGTCTGTCGCTTTAACTACATCCAAACTATCTACAACCTTTCCTTGTAGAACATTATTTTGTCTGGGAATTTGTTGATTTTGTCTGGGAATTTGTTGATTTTGCTGAGATTGTAAATTGTAATTATAATAGGGATTATATAAATTATAAGGATTGTAAGGTTCAAACATCATCTTTCACCTCTTTCTTTATTTATTAATTCCATTATATAAAATCCAAAAATAAAATGTCATTCGGAATACGCGCAAAAAAATAGTGAGAATTTCTTCTCACTATATTCCACAATATATTCTGATAGCAAATGCTATCTTTTCAAGTCTTTGTGCGACTCTCGGTCCATCCATATCTAAGAGTTCTGAAATTTCTTTGAAAGTCTTTTGCTCTTTGAACCTGTACTTATAGATGAGATATTCTACGGTATCTCTTTCTTTCACTTTACGTTCAAACTCTATCAACTTGTCATCTAGCTCGTGATATTTCACGTAGTCGAGAATATCTTGATATATGCTTGGCTCACCATTATTTTTCCATAAGTACATGTCGTTAATATTGGAACGACCAGTCATAATAAAAGCACTAAAGATTGCAAATAAAATTGAAATTACTAAATCTACTTTCAATATTACAAATATGCTAGTCAAAATTAGCAAACTCCAAATTAAGCAACGATACCAAGACTTAAAATGTAATGGTTGGCCAAAGAAGCCACGACCTATCATAAAGACCAACATAACAATTGTAATATATTTTAGTTCTAAATGGAGAGCAAGCCCCGATAGTAATATCAAGGCTGTCTCGGCCAGATTGAAGATGATAGTTTGAACTAATGTCTTATTTAGTTTCATAACTATTCTCCTTCTTCAACATCCAATAACCAGAAAAAGCTATTCCAAGGCATACTATCCACCTCCTTTCTTGACCAAATATAAAGCATAAACCATACCAACATTAAAGATGACGAACATTGCATTAAATATAACCACGTTCAAACTTCTAAATGTTGTAGATTTTATAGCTTTTGGTTCATTACTTCTGTTCCAAAATTTCTTATACAACTTTTGAATGTTGTAGAGTTTATTTCTGAAACAAAATAACAAACCAAATATAATAACTCGATTTAAGATTGTGGCAATTAAAGCATTTCCTCCACAAACTATAAAACAAATTGCACTTGTTATCATTAAAACAATGTAAGCTACTAACAAAATAAATATGTCTGTGATTTGTGATTTCTCTCGATAAAATACTTTCAAAGTTAGAAAAGTGACAATTGTCAGACTAATGTGGAAGTACCAATTGTAAGGGAAGATGTTTAAGAGTAAAACATATTCCACAATCATAACCACAATATATGGGACTTTCTTTGGTAAGGCTTTGGCAAATATCATAAATAATGCTAAAAAGATTGCTTCTGGTATTTGTCCTAGAAATAATTCTAGTAAGTTCATTTCTAAAATCTCCTCTATAAATTTTCTACGATTTTTTGGACTCTATTCTCTAATTCTTCATAAGTAATTTTTGTTGGTTCTTTA